TTGAGGAGCTCTTAACAAGGCTGATCGGGATTTCGACTTGACTGATATCCAAGGCCAATCGGCCATTCAATTAAGACAGATTTACGACGCCATGATTGGCGACTTGTTAGACCTTGAACGCGAGTCATTTTAAGGAGGGTAACCATGACTAATTTCAACGAGCCACAGCCTATCAAGGCAGAGCTAATCGAGGAGCTTGACTCTCTTGTGGGTCAGCTTAAAAACCTATCTATACGCAAGCCGTTTGCTTTTCATGTGCAAGAGAAAATGATGCAAGCGCGTCTGGCTGATTTCCTAGAGCTTGCGGAGCAAGACTTTATTCGCGGCTGGACTGATTGGGAGGAAGGCATACAGCACAAAGCAGGGCAGTCTGAGGCGTACAACGCTGGCTATGCTGACTGCTACGAGTATGAGAATCGTAGCGACGGTTACGGGGAGGACATGGGATGAGTAAGGCAATACCAGAGGCGCTAGAAAAGGCGCTAAAGGAAGTTGACGAGACTGTAGGGTCTGCCACATGGGATTGTCACGGCACGCCTGTCGTACTGCACAAGGCGTTAGAGAAGATTGCCGCAAAGAAGGGTATCGAGTTTGACGCGCCTGTTCACCTGCTGACTAACCCCGCCAACAAAGAAGTCGTCATACAGGTAACGGGTCGGCTAGGTGATCGTCAGGAGTGGTCGATTGGCGAGGTGTCTGCCAAGAACTGCCGCAACGATTACCCGTTTGCGATGGCTGAGAAGCGCGCAAAAGATCGCGTTATTCTGAAGCTGTTGGGAGTTGCTGGTGACACGTACTCAGAAGAGGAAGCAGACGAATTTACCGACTCTATTGAGGCGCAGTTGATTGCTTACATTCACGCAATTGACGAGCATTTTGATTTCGTCGCCAGCATCAAGTCGGCGGTCGTCAATGAGGAATGGGATACGTTGCGGTGCATCATTGAGGAGACACCCAACGAGGTTAAACAGAAGTTTAGTCGCGCCTATAGCAAGGGCGGCATATTTACCACGCACGAAGTTAAGTGCATGAAGCAAAACCCCAAAGGAGGGAAGTAAGATGGAGTATGACAACAGCAACCGAGGCGTTCTGTTTAAGAACGACCGCAAGGAAAAAGAAACGCACCCCGACTACAAGGGTAGCTACACCGATGGTAATGGTGCGGAGTTCTGGCTGTCAGCGTGGCTGAAGAAAGACAAGAACGGTAACACCTTTATGTCTCTTAGCACGACGGCAAAGGATGAGGTGCATAACAAGGGTATGCAACAGGCACGTCAGGCAGTGGCACCTAGTCAGGAGTTTGAAGATGACCTGCCGTTCTAGTACAGGCCGCGCACTCAAAAAGGCGCAAGCACTCGCAGGCGTTAGCAATGAGGAGCTGGCTAAAGAGTTTGGTGTTGGGAATGTCGCTGTCTGTCGATGGCGGCATAAGGACGACATGAAGTTCTCATTGGTTGTTCAGTTAGCCAATAGGCTGAATCTTACGCTCGATGAGTTCGAGCAGTTAGGGAGGTAAAAAAAAGCCCCGTTGGTTAGACGGGGCCAGACCACTTGCGGAAGGGTAGACGCTTGTGGCATCCTAAGTTTGCGTGCTAAGGATAGGGAAAATTATACAGCAATCTAGCTGTCTGTATACCTATCACCCCTATTCCTTCCAAAAGTACGCCTAGTCGAGCCTAGTCAAATAGTGCTGTCTCAGGTGCAGTCGCTCAAGAAAGCCGAATTATTCCTACGACCTTTGAGGACGGGGACGAACAGTGGTTATGTTGCCATGTAGTAAGGGCGCGGTGATGACAGAGCCGTTAATGATCTGCACTGATACTGTAGGAATAATGGACTAGCTAGGAATCTTGTATAGGGCAACAGTCGTCCTCTAATGATCCCTATTGTCTAAAAAAAGGAGAAGGGTAATGAGTAAGCTACCACCAGTTCTAGGTTATGTTGTTGGTAACAAAACGCAATCTGTAGGAAGATCAAGACAGACGCGACAGGAATTAAATGCTCGTAGAAAATATCACGAGGTGACTTGTCACAAGTGTGGCTACAAAGCAAAGTTGCCGCTCAAAGTATTATCAGCGAGTCACGAAAGGCTAAGACTTCAAAATACAGACCACGCAGGCAATCATTTTTGCTGTAAAAACTGCCGAGAGGAGGGAAGGGATGAGTTGCGGGAAGCGCAACTTAATACAGCAAGTAAAGCAAAGTTAGAGCAAGCAATACAGGCACTCAAAAAAGCGAAAAAATTCAAGGCGGCTGAGTTGCTACAGCAAAAGCTGGGGGCTAAAAAATGATTTGCAAAGACGGTACGGACTGGCAACCAACAGACGAGCAACTCATAGGATGGCAACACGCTTACCCCGAGGTCGATGTATTCGCCGAGCTAAACGTAATGGCGGTATGGCTTGACTCTAACGAGCCTAAGCGTAAGACAGAGCGGGGAATGCCTCGCTTCGTCAACTCATGGCTTTCACGCGCAAACCAAAAAGGCGGTAGCCCGTTTGCACAGCAAGAGCAGGAGCAGACAGGCAGGAAGCCGATGAAGCAGTGGACACAGCTCGACGACCTAACGCACGACTTTTGTAAGAGCGAGGCTTTTAGGCAGTCATGCCTTGAGAAATACGGGCAATATGTGACCTTTGACGGGCAGAGGGTTACGAAATGAGGTTTCGCCTTAGCCGTAAAGATTTGCTTTTGGCTGAGTGCATGGGCAGAGATACGGTTGCGCTGTGCGACAAGTTAATGGGATTCAAACCAAGGCTTGAAAATGAAAAGCAGAGCAGGGTTGATGCCAACATCATGGGTTACAAAGCAGAGATTGCAGTTGCTCGCTTGCTCGATATCGACCTGCCAGTAATCAACGTGATGACAGACGGCGGCGTTGACCTTTGGTTTGATGACGTAGCTATCGACGTGAAGTTCACTAACAAAGAATTCGGCCCTCTTATTTTTGACAGCATGGCGAAGTTCAAGGCAGACGTTGCCGTACTTGTGGGTGCAACTAGCGACCCTTCAGTAATGCGAATTAACGGAGCATTCCCGCGTTCGGAATTTGAGTGGGCCGCAGAGCGCAAAGACTTCGGTTATGGCCAGAGGGAGATTGTAGAGGCGGAGAACGTCTACCCTATTGAATGGCTTTGGCTAACACTTATGAAAAAACGCTACGGGGCAAAAAATGATGGGTGAATTCTGGCTAATAAAAGACCCCATCGAGATTAAGGATCGCATGAAGGCGTTTCAAACCTATCTCGAACAGGAATGGAGCTGGGACAAGCCTGTCTCGTGGCAGGTTAAGGAGTACAAGCCAAGACGATCGTTAAGTCAAAACGACTTGTTTCACGTCTGGTGTAGAGACATGACGCGGCACTTTAAAAAGCGCGGCGGGTTCACAGGCACTGAGGACGATTTAAAGCTGATGCTCAAATACAAATTCCTTGGGACTGAGGATATAGAAGTCGGCAAAACGACGATACCCGCGCAGGTTCGCGCTACTTCGACGCTAGATCGCGGAGAAATGCTATACTTTATGACGCAGGTTGAAGCGTGGGCTATTGATCTAGGAGTCAAAACTTGCGGGGGAATAGGCATGAGCCTTATGCAGTTTTGCAAAACCGAAAGGCAGAGAGAGGTTGTCCGCCGAGTAGAAGAAGGCAAGAGCCAGCGGGATATAGCCGCAGAGCTGGGTTTAGGTCGTGGCACTGTTAGAGGGCATATCGAAGCCGTTAGGGGTATAGCCGCAAAGCAGGGGTATAGTCCCGAGCATGACTACGTGCATCCCGTACCTGACGGGTTTACTGTCAAAGGTGTATCCACCTACTACAACGACGAGGGCAAACCTGTCGGCCAATGGGTCAAAAGCCTAAGCGACAAAGAACACGCACTTAAAGTCGCATTGGATCACTTCAAGTTAGGTCTCAAAGACGAATTAGAGGGACTTGCCAAACCAATAAAAAAAAGCAAAAGCAAAAAGCTCGATAGCCGCATGGCAGTGACCATTGTTGGAGATCACCACCTCGGGATGCTCGCTTGGTCGCCTGAGACAGGCTCCGACAAATGGGACTTAAAAATAGCTCAGGAAACGCTTATTAAGGGTGTAGACAGGTTAGTAGCAAGCACAGGCGATTGCTCAGTAGGCGTACTGCTCAATGTGGGTGATCTAATCCATGCTAATTCACTGAAAGGTGAGACAGGCGCAGGAACGCCGCTAGACGTAGACGGCAGGCAGGGCAAGACGATAAGAGCCGCAGGCAATTTATTCCGCATTCTCGTGACTCGTATGCTTCAGCAATATGATGAGGTGTGGCTGATTAACGCAAGGGGCAACCACGACCCTGACGCGAGCCTCTGGCTGAATGAGATGCTCCGTATGTACTACGAAAAAGAAAAGCGGGTTCGGGTATTCGATAACTTCAATAAGTTTATTTCGTTTGAGTGGGGCAAGAACTTCGTAGTCACGCATCACGGCGACAAGATACGCACCCGTCAATTGTATGAGGCAATCACTCGCGACTATGCCGAGCAGTGGGGGCGCACTAAATACCGCTTTGCATGGACAGGTCATATCCATCATAAGCAATCTGAAGAGCTGGGCGGCCTTACATGGGAAAGTTGGTCGGTACTCCCGCCGCCTGATTCTTGGCACGCAGGTGCTGGCTACGGGTCACAGCGGTCGATTAGTTGTGTAGTATTAGATAAAGAGCATGGCGAGTTCAGCCGCTTCAAGGTGGGTATCGAGGCGTTACGATGATGACAAAAATGCCGATAATTTCTCTGCCACTGCCTGACGGTGGGCAAGTGGTCTGTCGAGTAGATGCGATCACAGCGGCAACCACTAATATGCGTAACGAAGACATGACCGATGTTTACATTGACGTGGCTTGCCCCGAGGGGATTACTATTGATGTCGATATTGACT